ACAAAATAGAAAACAAGCTCGTATTAATCTTGATTCTATTGAAAGAGGATTTTTACCAAATAGAATGATGCGAGATAGTTTTTTTCCAAGAATATGGAATGTTGAATATGTTAAACAAAATAGAGAAGCTCTTGCAGAAAAACTAAGAATACATTTTCGCAACAATCCAGAATCTGTTGTCTATGATCCAGATGAAATGGTATATACCACAACTCGATTATCTACTCGAGAATCTGATATTGAAGCAAGAGTACAAAATGCGATAGACGCTATAGTTAATGAGAGTGATCCATTAGGACAAAACATTTTATCTTATGGATCTGGTATATCTGCTCACCTCAAACATCGACAACTTGATATACCAAATGGAGATGTTGCTGATTTTATAATGACAAATCCTATTCAGGTTATGCAAACTTATACTCGAAGAACGGCGGCAAGACATGAGTTTCACGAAACATTTGGATATCATGATCCTGAGATTGTTATTGGTAAGATAATAGATAAAGAGTTAGATGCTGGTAGATCTATAAAAGAAGTAAATAGATTGCGTAGAGATTTTATTGCATCTTATGATCGAGTAGCGGCAACAGCAATACAGAATCCTGATACGTTAAGTATGAAAGTTGCTAATACTTTGAAAGATCTTGCAACATTAAATTATCTTGGAAGTGCTGGTTTTGCGGCATTACCTGATGCGGCAGTCACAATAATGCAAAGTGAGATGGGCCCATTATTTCGTCAGTTGTTTAGTGTCTTGAATGATAATAGAGTGCGAATGAACGCTATGGAAGCACAGCAAGCTGGTGAAGGATTAGAAACAATATTGGCTGACGTTCACATGAGAATAGTTGCAGAAGAAACTGCAAATCCTTTTGCTAATTCAAACTTTGAAAGATTGAGAAGAAAAGGTCGTCATGTATTTTTTCAGTTAAATTTACTTGGTCCATTTACAAGAACATTTAAACAGTTTTCTAGTATGGCTAATAGTCATAATATTATTGAGTATTCTACAAAGTGGGCTGATGGTTCTATTACACAAAAACAGAGAGATTTTCTTGTGCGTCATGGGATTGGTGAACGAGAAGCAAAGCTAATAGATTCTCAAAGAGAAGAGAATATAAATATTACTGACAGAGTTGCTTATGAAGATGCAAAGTTTGTAAGAGCAGAACAATTACATAGACAATTTAATGAAATATTAAATAAAAATCCAAATGAATTAAATGCTAATCAAGAAGAAATTTTGAGAGAGCTTGGTCAAAGAGGTAAACAATTAGCATTAAATACTGAACCTGATGATTTGAGATTTCAAGATTTTTTAGAAAGAAGTGATTTTTTTAAAAGACAGATATCATCTGATGCTTTAGTAAGAGGGGAATCTTCTAGAGTTGAGATAGAAAGATATCAAGGATATCTTGATGATAATGTTGATATAGCTGATATAAATAGACAAAATCCTTATTTTTTACCTTCTCCAAAAGCAGTTCAAAGATATAAAAATGCTTATAGTCTTGATGGTTCTCCAAGATTTATGGAAGAAGGAGCTGGTATGCAGAAAAGTGAGAAAGGCTTTTGGTATGCAAACTCTAGCACTTGGACAAATGACGAAGCTTTAATGGTATTTCGTAGAGCATTAAATATGTCTGTTAGTAATAATGTATTGATGGGAACACCAGCAGACAAACCATTAGCAACTGATGGTGTATTTTATATTCCAATGCGTATTGCAAGAATGGCTGGTATGAAAGAAGATCCTCGAGTGTCAGGATATGCTCGAATAGAACAACCATTGATGGCATTACCATTTCAGTTTTATTCTTATGCGTTTGCGGCGGCAAACAAGATTACTGGTTTGTATGCACAAGGAGCAGTTACAAATAGACTGACTGGTGTGGTAACTATGATGGGATTAGCATATATGGGTATGCAGTTGAAGTATATGAACAATCCGTATGTATTAGAAAATATGTCACTTGAAGATAAGATTGCTAGATCTTTTGATATGTCAGGTTTGGCGGCAATCTATAGTGATATATTTTATACTTCATTACATACATCACTTGCATTGGGTGGCCCAGATATTGGTATGGGTGTTATTAGTCCAAAGTATAGACAAGAGAAAGATTATATTGACGCTGTAACGATGCCTATGGGTGCTGGAGTGGGTATTGGAACTGATTTGGTAAGAAGTGCTGGATCATTTGTAATGGGTGACTACGGCGAGGGTTCTAAAGATTTTATTAGCAATTTACCTTATATGAGGTTATGGTTTCTAAAAGACTTGGTAAATGATATGACTAGATCAATTTCTGATGGACTCGGTGCAAATAGATATGGGGGTTAATTAATGACAATAACAGTATCGAACAATACACCAAGAGTTTCTTATTCTGTAGCACAAGGACAAACACAAACATCCTTTACAGTTAATTTCGAGTTTTTTGCAGAAGCAGATTTAAATGTTTATGTTGATGATACATTAAAAAGTTTAACTACTCATTATACAGTATCAGGTGGCAATGGTTCTACTGGTGCTGTTGCTATAAGTGTTACTGGTGCAACTGGTGGATCTACTGTAGTTATTACTAGAGATATTGCTCTTGAGAGAACAACTGATTTTCCTACTTCTGGTGCTTTCAATATTTCTTCTCTGAATACAGAACTAGATAAACTTGTAGCTATAGATGCAGATGTTGATGATACTATTAGTAGATCTATAAGATTAAAAGATCAAGACGCTACAGCATCTATGGAGCTTCCTCTTAAAGCATCAAGAGTAGGCACAGTATTAGGATTTAATGCAACAACTGGTGCAGTAGAAGCTGGACCAACTATTGCTTCTGTTCAAAGTCTAGCTGATGTAACTACATCTATAAATTTACTGGGTACTTCTGCTGTTGTAGAAGACATGGGATTACTTGCTACGTCAGCAGTTATAGAAGATATGGGGTTATTGGCTACATCGAGCAACATATCTGCTATGGCATTATTGGGAACAAGTGATGTTATTGCTGATATGGCATTGCTTGGTACATCTGCTGTTGTAGAGGATATGGGTTTTCTTGGAACATCTGCAAATGTAACAGCAATGGCAAACTTGGGAACATCTACTGTTGTGGGTCACATGGCGGCACTCAACGCATCAGGTGTTATATCAAACATATCAACTGTTGCTACTGATATTTCTAATGTAAATTCTGTTGCAACGAATCTTTCGAGTGTGAATGATTTTGCGGCTCGATACAGAGTAGCATCCTCCGAACCAAGCTCTTCCCTCGATGTTGGTGATTTGTTGTTTGATACGACAGCTAATCAGTTGAAGGTGTATAAGTCTGGTGGCTGGGAAGCGGCAAGTGCATTTGGTAACTTATCAGCAGATGGTACACCGGAATTAGGGGGTAATTTAGATGTAGTTACACATAGTATTGTATCATCAAGTGATAGAAACATAGCCATAACACCAAATGGTGCTGGTGTTGTTAGAATAGATGGTAATGTAGATATATCAACTGGTGCTATAGATTTAAAGAATGGTGGTACGCAGTCGTATATTAGATTCTATTGCGAAAGTTCTAATGCTCATTACGCACAACTACAAGCACCAGCTCACTCTGCCTTTGGTGGTAACATTACTCTTACAATGCCAGCAACAACTGGTACATTGGCTCTTACATCTCAACTTCCAACATCAGGAATATCAAGTGGCAATGTTGCTACATTTACATCTGGTGTAGCTGATGATGATTTCTTAAGAGTAAATGGTACTTCTATTGAGGGTAGGAGTGCTTCTGAGGTTGCTTCAGATATAGGAGCGGCAACAACAGATGATGCAACAGCTCTTGCTATAAGTTTGGGATAAAGGAGAAATAATATGGCAAATACATTTAAGGTAGTAAGTCATGATGTCATGCCAGCAAGTGCTGGTTCGCCAGAAGACTTATATACTGTACCGAGTAGTACAACAACTGTAATTATTGGTTTGATGCTAGCCAATGTTCATACTGCACAAGTAACAGCATCAGTAAAATTAGTATCAGATACATCTGGTGGTGGTCGAACAGCAACTAACACAACAACATTCTTAGCAAAAGATGTTCCTATTGCTGTAGGACAAAGTACAAATATGTTAGCTGGTGGTAAAGTTGTTTTAGAAACTACAGATAAGATACAGATAGATTGTTCAGTTGCTGACAAAGTATCGGTTACTATGTCAATAATGGAGATTACATAATGTCAGAGTATAGCATAGGAAAACAAGCGGATGGCACAAGCTATGAGCCAGTTATTCGCCAAGTAGAGAACACAATAAATAATTCATTCACAATAGACGCAACAAATAATGCAGTTGTTGCTGGGCCGATAACGATTGGCAGTACTGCAACAGTAACTGTGTCTGGGATATTGGTGGTAGTATGAGCAAAATTGAAGTAGATGAAATAGTCAATCAAACTGGCGATAATGATAGTGGGGTTGACTTAACTACAAATGATGAAGTTAAGGTAAAAATTGCTGGTTCAGATGTTATGACGATAAAAGCAACGGCATCTCATGGAACTGGATTAGGGATAGGAACTTCTGCACCATTACGTCAACTTCATATAGAAAACACAAGTGCTAATTCAGAGATTGCATTTACAGCTGGAACGAGTGGTGTATCTTCTATACTTTTTGGGGATGGTCAAACTGGAACAGATATTTATAGAGGATATATTCAGTATAATCATGCTTCTGACAAACTGTTGTTTGGAACTTCTTCAAATGAACGTATGAATATCACCTCAGTTGGTTATCTCAATGTTCCTGGAGTTTATGCAAATACTACGTCTAACTCTGCTAATGTAGCTTGTCATTATGTAACTGGTGATATCACAAGGTCTACTTCATCAAGAAGATATAAAAATACAATTAAAGATACAGATGTTGGACTTGCAGAACTTAATAAACTTAGAACTGTAAGTTTCAAAGGAAACAATGATGGGGATATTATTTTTAATGGTTTGATTGCTGAAGAAGTCCATGATGTAGGATTAACTCAGTTTGTGGAATATGATGATGAAAATAGACCAGATGGTTTGCGTTATCCACACATGATATCTTTGTGCATCAAAGCTATTCAAGAGCTATCAGCTAAAGTAGAAACACTTGAAGCCAAAGTAACAGCGTTGGAGAGTAAGTAATGACCTCAATATTAAAAACCGACAAAATCGAAGGAGTGACCGCAAGCGGTACTGTGCAGATGCCAGCTGGTCATGTAATGCAAACAGTAACTGGTTCTACAAATTATGCTCTGATAAGTAGTTCCTCCTTTTCTTCATTAGGGTCAGCTACGATAACGCCAATATCTTCATCTAGTAAAATACTTTTGATAGCACAAATCCATTTGTATATTACTAGTCTTGCTAGTGATGCTTGGAGGTCAGGGAAGATTAGATTCAAAAGAGATTCAACAGCCATCTTTGGTGATATAGGAGGAGACCCTTTTGGAAATGGAGCGCATTTTACTAACGATAGTGATAGATACATGGAATATTCTACACGAGTTTATTTAGACAGTCCTTCTACAACGAGTTCAATAACGTATGCAGTGGAGGGTTCTACAAGAGGTGGTATAAGTGTTGAATTTAACAGTACTAGTTATGGAAGTAGTTCATTTTATTTACAGGAGATTGCTGGATGAGTACACTCAAAGTCGATACAATTCAGGGCAAGACAGCGTCTGGAACTGTGGCTATGCCAGCTGGTACAACAGTGCAAGTCGCATCATTATCTAATACTGGTCGAGGAGCGCATGTAGCAACAACATCATCAAGTTATTCAGCTATTAACACATCATGGGACTTAACGATTACTCCAAAATTTTCATCAAGCAAAATATTATTATTAGGAAATCTATCTTGTATTATGGGTGGTTCTAATAAATATGGGTATGTAACGATTTATAGATCTGTTGGCGGTTCTAATACAGACATAGGTGATACTCAAGGATATGGTGTCATGGTTGTGGAATCTGATGGTGGTTGGACTAATATGAAACTACAACATTTAGATTCACCAAGTACCACAAGTGCAATAACTTATAAAATATATGCAAAAAGTGACGGCTATAATGATTTTTATATTGGTTGGTCAAGCTCGTCTAGTTCAAGTACAAACCTTGTATATTTAACAGCTTTAGAAATAGCGCAATAGGAGAAAATAATGACAACAATATCACAGGCAATATCAGCATTAGGTATTACAGAGTGGGTACTCAGGGGTGAGCCTACAAATGAAACAGAGTTTAACCAGATGTTTCGTAAAGTTACTGGAGCAAACAGCAATGGTTCAGCTATCGAGAGCGATAAACCATCAGACTTTGGTACTACATGGAAAGCTGTAAGCGATAAAAAGACAGAGCTAGTTAATGCAGAGCCTATGCGATTACTAAGAGTTGAACGCAATAGATTGCTTGCCGAAACAGATTGGATGGCAAATAGTGATGTAACTCTTGCCGATAACTGGAAGACTTATAGACAACAGCTTAGAGATTTACCAGCTGGTGCATCACCAAAGCTATTAAGTGATGGGTCGTTAGATATGTCTTCTGTTACCTTTCCTACTAAGCCAAGTTAAGATGTATGCTCGACCCATTAACAATTAGTGCGGCTGTTGCCACAGCAAACACAGCTTTTAATGGGTTAAAAAGAGCTTTCCAAGTTGGCAAAGATATCCAGAGTATGGGTAATGACTTATCCAAATGGATGAGTGCCGCATCAGATATCGAGAACGCACAGAAAAGAGCAAAGAATCCTTCTTTCATTACTAAACTTACACGCAGAGGTAGCATTGAACAAGAAGCTGTTGAAGCATTGACTGCTAAAAAACAGCTAGAAGAACAGCGATACGAACTTCAGCAGTTTATAAAATTTAGACATGGTGTTCAGGCATGGAATGAACTGCTCAGAATGGAAGGCGATATACGAAAGCGTAGGCAGAAAGAGATATACGATAAACAAGTATTGCGACAAAAGATAATTACAGTTATCG